AATTACACTTTAAACAATACTCTTACCTAGCCACGCAACCTTTCACGTTTGGCCCCTTCGCGTTACGGGGCGTCACACGACGCGGTTCTAACAGCGCCCCGTGACTCCTTATATATGTGCCACCCCCTTCCCCCGCCCTCGGTCCTCCCGCACACTACGCGCCACATCATCCGGGTGGAGAGGGCGTATGGCACAGGCAACGGTGTTGGCGGCGGGGAACGGCGCCGCGAGCAGCTCGAGTATCGTGGTGGCGGCGGGGGCGAAGGTGACCGTGGGCCTGTTCGTGGCCTCGGGGGACATCCCGCCGAATGCCCAGTTCTCCATGGTGCACAAGACCCCCGGGGCGGACCTGACGTTGAACCCGACCCAGACCACCGTGCTCAGCGCGAAGGTGCCCCGCGTGGTGCTCGATGCGCCGGGCACGTACGTGGTGAACCGGCTCAGCGGCGGCTCGAGCACGGTCGTCGGGCAGGTGGGTGCAGGCAAGACGTACTACGCCGTCACCGCCCTGAACGCCCAGGGCGAGTCGCTGCCCTCGGAGGTGTCCGTCAGCTCGGCGGAGACGAACAACACCGTCACCCTGAGCTGGGGCGCGGTGACCGGCGCGACCGGGTACAAGGTGTACCGCGGGAATGCCGCCGGCGGGGAGAACGTGATGTACAGCCCTGGGAACGTGCTGACATTCACCGACGTCGGCACGGGTGGCACGGCCGCGACGAAGCCGCCGAAGACGAACACCAGCGCGCTGGCGGCGCCGGTGGCGGCTACGATCGCGACGGCCGCGACGGGCGGCACCCTGGCCGCGGGGGCGAAGTTCTACGTGGTCACCGCGACCAACGCGCTCGGCGAGACGATCAAGTCGAACGAGAAGACGATCACCACCACCGGCACGACCTCGACGGTCACGCTGACCTGGGGGGCGGTGGCGGGGGCGACCGGCTACAAGATTTACCGCGGCACGGCGACCGGCGTGGAGAACGTGTACTACAGCGTGGGCGCGGTCACTACGTTCACCGACACCGGCGCGGCGAGCACGGCCGGGACCCCGCCGGGGGCCAACACCACCGGCCTGACCTCGCCGGTGCAGTCGGCGCCGACCGTGGCGTCCCCCGGGATCACCACCGCCGCCAGCGTGGGTGTGTTCACCGACAGTTGATCTAGCACCCGGGGCACGGATGCCCCAGACTACCTCCCGGACACTCACTGCCCGGGAGACACCTCATGCCGCTGCCCACCGCCTGGACAAAGGTTCGCGTCTTCGGTACGTACCTGCGTACCGATGGCACGGCGAACCAGGGCTCCGTCTGGTTCGAACTCGACCAGCGGGTGGTCATCCACAACGACACCGGTACCGTGGTCGGGGTGCTGCCGAAGCGCCAGATCGCACCGCTGGACAAGAACGGCTACTTCGAGATCGAGCTCCCCTGCACCGATGACCCGGCGATCAGCCCCACCGGCTGGACGTACCAGGTGTCGGAGAAGTTCAACGGTGGCGAGCGGGCGCCGTACAGCATCGAGGTGCCGACGTCGCTGGCGAGCGAGGGGATCAACCTCGTCGAGTACCCGCACGCCACGCCCGTGCCGGTGAACCCGCCGGTGGTGACGTACCTGCGCGTGCAGGACATCGGCGTGACGGTCGCCTCGCAGACCGACATGAACAACGCGATTGCGATCGCGAACAGCGCCTCGAGTCAGGCGGCCGCGGCGGTCAGCACGGCGAACACGGCGGCGGCCGACGCGGCGAACGCGCTCAGCGTGGCCAATGGCATCGACGCCAAGGCCACCACCGCGCTGGCCAACTCGAACACGGCGATCGCGACGGCGAACGACGCGAAGACCACGGCCGATGGCATCGATGCGAAGGCCACCACCGCGCTGGCCAACTCCGAGGATGCGGTCGACACGGCGAACCAGGCGCTCGCTGCGCTGGGTCCGATCGGTACCGGCGGCACGGCCGGTGCGATGCTGGTGGGCAACGGCAACGCGGTGCCTCCGGTCTACAAGATGTTCAAATCGCCGCTCGCCGGCGCCATTGACATGACGTGGCAGGCCAAGGCCCAGCTACGCGTTGAAGTGGAGAACCTAGGGGCAGTCGGTGATGGCGTGGCCGACGATACGGCGGCGATCGACGCGATTGCCTCGGCACTCTCCTCAGCGGGCGGCGGCACGTTGGTGTTCGCGGCCAAGACGTATCTGGTGAGTTCCCTCAAGCTGTACACCGGCGTGATTTACCAAGGCTCGGCGCGCACGATGGGCGACCCAGCACACAGCACTACGATCAAGCTGAAGAACGGCACTAATCCGGTCGGCCTCGTGACCAAGGGGTCGAACAAGTCCTCGGGCTGGCAGCTGCGCGACCTGCTGTTCGATGTCAATAAGGCGAACAATACGTCGGGCCACGGCATCTACCTCTACGCAGTGAACGATGGGGTACCGCTGTCGGGGGATACGATCGAGGACGGCCTGATTCAGAACGTCGTCGTGCGCAACGCCAAAGGCAACGGTCTGCACATCTCAGGCGACTTGGGCGGCTACAACATCGTGCGCGTGCACATCGATCGGTTCATCGCGCGCAACAGCGACGGTCTTGGTATTTACGCGCAGTCGGTGACGGACAGCGTGTGGGATGGCATCGAGCTCTCTGGCTGTCGGCTCGGTGCGGCGTATCTCACGTCGTTCAACAATATGCAGCTGCACTACCTCAAGGGGTACTACAACGGCCAGGACATGGCGGCTGGTGCGAACAGCTTCTCGGTCACCATCACGAACTCGGCACGCGGCACGTGGAATGTCGAGACGCAGGAGGAGTGGCGCTCGGGCATCGCGGTGACCAACTGCTCCAGCTTTGTCGGCAATTTCCTGGCGGATGCGAACGGTTATCCGGGTACGACCGCGCAGATCGGCGTGATGCTGTCCGACGTGCAGTATTGCGATGTTGATGTGACGTCCGATAGTTACCACTACGCCGATGCCACGCCGTTCCTGCAGAACAACCCCCTCAAGTTCCAGTCGACCACGGCCAATGTGGTGGGTGTGAATTGCCGCGTGCAGTTCCAGCACCAGACGCTGACGGCCATCCAGACGGCCTTTGGCACTTCCGTCGACTCGCTGGTGCTCACGGTCAACGGCGCGACGCAGTTGTGGTCGAACAGCCAGCAGCAGCTGCTAACGACGCACAGTGCGGATGGCAATCGCCGCATGCAGGCACGCTCGTTCGTAAACGCCGATGCGACGCCAGGCGACAACCTACAGATCGATCTACTCGGCGATGTGCTGGGGAGCAAGTGGCTCGACCTGTTCCGTAACACGAACACGGCATCGATCCAAAAGGGCCTGCGCATTTTCCGCGGCGACAATACCGGCAATACGGTGCACCAGTTGTTCGGTGGTACGAATGCCCACGCGCTGCTGTGCCAGTCGGGCGGCGGTTGGAATACCGGCAACCTTGGCGTGGGTGCGTCGCGATTCTGGATCGATAGTACGGGCGTCCCGCGCTACAAGACGAGTGCGCCCACGGCGGACCAGGATGGCACCGCGCTATTCACGGGTGCATTCAAGAACAAAATCATAAACGGCAACTTCGACTGGTGGCAGCGTGGAACTTCGCGCGCCGCTGGCGTAGGTCAGTTCTACATCGCCGACCGCTGGCGCGACAATTCCAATGGCACCACGGTAGCGTCTTCCCAGCAGGCGTTTGCCTTAGGGCAGACCGCGGTACCGGGCGAGCCGGCGTTCTTCCACCGCAGCGTAGTAGCTTCGGTCGCGGGTGCAGGCAACTTCGCCGTGCTGCAGCAGGTTATCGAGAGCGTGCGCACGTTGGCCGGCCGTAACGCGGTGCTTACGTTCTACGCTAAGGCAGACGCAGCAAAGAACATGGCAGTGGAAATGTCGCAAACCTTCGGTACCGGCGGGTCTCCATCGGCGGCGGTGAATTTTGGTATCACGACGCTGGCGCTAACGACGAATTGGGTTAAGCAATCGATACCCCTCGCCGTCCCGTCGATCACAGGTAAGACGCTCGGTACGAACAACAATGACGGCCTACAGGTCGGCTTTTGGTTCGACGCCGGCAGCAATTTCAATGCGGATACCAACACACTGGGCCAGCAGTCGGGCACGTTCGATATTGCTCGTGTGCAGATTGAGGAAGGTACGACGGCAACCGCGTTCGAGGACAGGCCGATTGAAACAGAGCTCGCCCTGTGCCAGCGCTATTGCTTCGCGACGGGCAACATTCCGTTCGGTGGCGCTTTCGCCCTCGGCCACCAGATCAACGCCACCTCGGCCATCGCGATGTTCAACACGCCGGTGACCATGCGCGCCCAGCCGACGATGACCATTACGGGTACGATCGGCTGGACGGGTGACGGTACGGCTAACACGGTCAATCCCTCACTGGCAGTGGGCTACAACAACCAGATGCTGCTGCTGTTCGGCATCACGGGCGCCACGGCAGGGCGCGCGGGATATTGCGCAGCAAATACCGCGGGGAGTAATCCGGCGGCCATCGTCCTCAGCGCGGAGTATTGATGATGTACACCCTGTTCCCTACTTATGTGCTTCGTGACGACGGTGCGTGCATTCCGCTCGATGAAGCGAACGCCGACTATCAGGCATACCTCGCCTGGGCCGCCGAAGGCAACACGCCAGCATTGCCGCCGCCGCCCACGGTCGACGACATCATCGGCCGCTTCATGCCGCAGCTGCAGGACTGGATGGACGGTGTAGCCAAACAAAACGGCTACGACTCGGTCGTGTCGTGCGCGACGTACGCCACGTCCAGTGTGGCGCAGTGGGCGGCGGACGCGGCGGCGATCATCGCGTGGCGTGATGCCGTGTGGCAGTGGGCTTACCACCAGCAGCCGGTGCTCGCAGCGATGACCCCCGAGCAGATCGCCGGCCTGACCCCCGAGTACATCATCAGCCAGGCACCGCAAGCCAGCGTGTTCGGCTGGGTCGTGCATGCACCCGGAGCGCCGACGTCATGATGCTGCTCCCTGCGACATCGATCCAGGTTCTGCGTCAGGTGGTGGTCCCGGCCGGGCTGTACTTGCCGGCCAAGATGCGCGGCGACCCGGGCAACGTGATGCTCCTGGCCGCCGGTGGCCAGGAGTCCGGGTTCAAGGTCCGCGAGCAGTACGGTGACGGCCCGGCGCACGGCCTGTGGCAGTTCGAGGCGGGCGGCGGGGTCAAGGGCGTCATGACCCATCCGGCGACCGAGGACGTCGCGCGCAGCGCGTGCATGGCGCTGGGTGTGATGTTCGACCAGGCGGCGATCTGGCGTGCCCTGGCCACGAACGACCTCCTGGCCTGCCTGTTCGCCCGCCTGCTGCTGTGGTCCTCCCCCCGGTCCCTGCCGGCCATAGGTGACCAGGACGGCGCCTACGCGTACTATGCGGACCTGTGGCGCCCCGGCAAACCGGACCGTTCCCGGTGGCCGGCGGCATACCGGGCAGCCGTCGCTGCCGTAAGGGGAGGCTGATGGGCGCACTCACGGACATGGTCAACGCACTGCGGTACGGCACGGCGATGGTGAATCGCACGCTGCTGGCCATCGCGTCGACCCTGTATGCGGCGTTCACGGCTCTGGCCGCCCACGTGCCGCCGCCGGACTCAGCCTACGTGCTCACGAGTGGGCACCGGCTGGCGTGGGCGCTAGTATTCGCGTTGGATGCGTTGGCGCTGTGGTGGCGGCTGCTCGAGTCGCACGCCCGGCCCCACTGGGCACTGGTCATCAACCTGGCAACATTCGCGCTTTGGGTAGGTACCACAGGGGGTACTGTCATGGTGGCACAACACATCGACCCCGATATCGTGGGCTACGTCCTGATCTGCCTCATCGCGTTCCACGCGTTGGTGCGCACGGACCTGACCCAGCGCGATCGGGAGACGGCCTAATGTTCGCGGGTGGATCAGACCTCACCACGACGGTAGGGCAGATTGCCGGCGGCGCCGTGGTGATCGGCGGCGTCGCCTACGGCGTCATCCGCAAGTGGCTCTCCGACCGGCGCAACGACAGCGTGGCGGACGCCAAGGCCTCGGCCGACCAGGCCTCGTTCGACGTCTACGACCGCACGATCGGCATGCTCCGTAAGGACATCGACACGATCCGCGCGGACAAGGAAGCGGCGGACCAGAAGTGGCGTGCGGACATGGCTACGCTCGAGCAGCGCCTGCGCGACGTGGGCGCCCAGGCGGATGCCGCGGTGGACCGCGCGTGGAAGGCCCAGGCCATCATCGACAAACTGCGGGCGCAGCTGCGCGCCGCCAACATGGAGCCGTGCGCATGATGACGAACCTGAAAGAAGCGCTGGTGTGTGCCCTGGTGGGCTTCCTCCTCGGCGGTGCGATCAGCTGGTACATCCACGGCAAGTTCGATCAGGCGGCGATCAGCAAGGAACAGAAAGCCCAGATCGATCTGGCGAACAAGCGCGCCGATGAGCGCGTGGCAGATGAACGTAAGGCCAAGCAAGATGCCGAGGCCGACCTGGCGGGCGAGCAGGCGCAGACCCTGAAGCTCAACCAGTGGCTCAACGAGGCCCGTGCTACCAACGTTGAACTCCAAGGAAAAATCGGCAATGCGACTTTCACCGCCCCTCCGCGTGCGCTACCACTCCAGCCTGATGGTCAGCCTGCTGCTCGTTGCCCTGGCGCTGCTATTGGTTCTCCTGAGTTCGTGCAGCTCTACCATGCCGCCGCTTACGGCGCAGCCACCGGTGGAGCGGGTGGTGCTACCGACGCCGGCGGAGTGCACCAAGCGAGCGTTCGCTAGCTTCGCTAGCGAACTCTCGGACCTGCCGGGCAACTACCTCACCATGAGTGAGGAGGGCCAGACGCGTACACTGCTGGCCAACAAGGCGGTCGACACGGATGGCTACCAGCGCCTGCGCCAGACAGCGATCCGCTGCGCCCCGGAGAAGTAGCATGGCCGACCCCACCCCGATTCGCCCCGACGCACAAGGCCAGCCGATTCCGTCGCTATCGGATATCCCCGGGCGCCTACGCCACCTGGCCGACCTGCTCGAGCGTGGTGACTATGGCGTGGACAGCGACGGCGACCCGATCAGCGTGCGTACCGCGCTGGTCACGACGTACACCAGCTCGGGCCAGATCATCACCCACGCGTTCGGCGAGGCGCCGACCAACAAGGTGCAGGTGGTGGGTATCCTCGCGCTGGCGCAGCGCGTGTTCACGAACGACGAGGGCGACATCGCACGCGGCGGGTCCCTGATCGAGGACCTCGCGCCGGTAGTGCCGATCCGTTAGGTCCAGGCGGCGCGGCCCGGGTTCTTCTGGGTACGCACCGGCCCCGCCGTGCGGTTGAGGATGCGCCCGTAGTTCACGCCGCCGGCGACCAGCGCCGCGTACTGCAGCGCGTCCTGGATGTCGGACACGGGGTGTTTCTTCTCCGGCCGGTCCTCGAGCTCACCGTTGCGCTTCACGCGGAAGCGGTACTCGCTGGCCAGGCCGCGGATCAGTTCCTTGCAACGGGGGTCGATGGCGATGCCGTCCACCTTCTGGAACCGGCGCTCGACCGCCTCGATGCGCCGCAGCGGGTCGTTGGTCGGTGCCGGGATCACGCGGAACCCGGCCTGCTGGAGCACGTCGGCCGGCGTGAGGTCGTTGACCTGGGACTTCTGCAGACCCGCCGGGTCGATCACGCACAGCACCGGCAGGCCGATGAACTCGGGCAGGTTGAGCAGCGGGCGTAGCAGGTCCGCGGCGAAGCGGTCCATGCCCATGTTCTCGCCGACCAGCTCGCGTAGCACGTTGAGGCAGCCGCGCGGGTGCATCTGGGTGATCGCCGCGGCCGGGTTGCGTCCCTGGTCGATGCCGATGATCAGCGTGGGCGAGGCGTCCAGGCTGGAGAGGAACGGCTTCAGGTGCTCACTGGCGACGTGGCTGTCCCGCTTGAACGACTGGGCATACACCGCACGGCCATCGAGGCTGGGTGGGTATTCGCACAGCAGCATGGCCTGCATCCAGTACATCGTGGAGCCGATGGCCAGGTCCTCGTAGTAGTTCGGCACCAGCCAGCGGATGTTCTCGGCCAGCGGGTTGAGCTTCCACTTCCCTTGCTTGTCCGGGTCCGGGATCATCGCGGCCGGCTGCTTGAGCACCTGCAGCCAGGACGGCCGGTCGACCTCGAGCAGCTGGAACCAGTCGCTGCCCTCCACCGGCATGTTCGACTCGGCCAGCACGCCCGACCAGCTCGCACCGCCATCGCCCATCGAGGGGAAGCGGCCCATGCGCGAGCGCAGGTCGGTGAGCAGCTGCACCGGGATTTCGCGGAACTCGGACAGCCAGCCGGCGGTGTATTCCACCGAGAGCAGCTTGCGCGCGTCGTCCTCGTTGTCGAGCGAGCGGAACATCCACTCGCTGTAGACGGTCGTGCCGTCGTCGAGCTTGTAGGTGATGATCTGGGTGAAGTCTGTCTCTTTCCAGATCACCTGGGCGCCGTTCGGCGGCAGCCAGTCGTGCACGGACTTGATGACGGAGTCTTTCAGCTGCTGGCGCGTATTGCGCACCACGGCGAAGCGGGTGCGGCGCCGACCCAGGGCATCGGGCTTCTGTTTGTTCATGATCTGCAGCAGGGTCATGATGATGCCGACCGTCTTGCCGCCGCCGATGGGGCCGAGCAAGGTGTTCACCTTGAACTGGTCGTACGTCAGCATCAACCGAGCAACGGTCGGGGAAGCCTCGTAGCGCTTTGTCATTACTGCTCCGAAACGATGCGGGCCTCAACAGGCTGCGCGGGGGCGGACGGCATGATGATGGTCACGAGCGGACCGCCGCCCACCTGGGCAGCCTGCTGGTCCTTCTGGCGCACCAGGCCGGAGATGTCCTTGAGCTCGGCGAAGGCCTTGATCTTGTTGGCGGTACCCGAGTGGGCGCTAGCCAGGATTTCAGCCATGTCGAGGATGCCGCCCGCATCGAGCGCCATGAGGGCCTTCAGCCGCACGCGGTCGGCGATGCCGGCAGCGCTGTTGGCCTCGGACTTGGCCTCGTCGAGCAGTTTCTTGAAATGGGGGTGGTGCTGCAGGACGTTCCACTGGACCTCGGTCAGGCCCATGTTCACGGCCAGCTGGAGCGGCTGGTCGATCTCCGCCACGATCCGGCGGGCCAGCTCCATGGCGTCTCGCGTGAGGAACGTCTCGGTGATCCCCACGGCCAGAGGGCTGGCCGGCGGGAGGCTGGGTGCGGGCGCAGGCGCCGGCGGCAGGGCAAACGGTGCGGGCGGGATCATGGTGGCTCTCGTGCGCTTGTAACTGTAGAGTAGCGCCATTCGCACCCGGAGACACCCACGTGGCCGCTGCACCCCTGATTCAAGCGCGGTTCGGCGCGATGGGCACGTCGCCCGCGCAGCCTCAGTCCGGCACGCAGGCCAGCGCCATGGGCAGCGCCTCGGCGGACGACTCCTCGGCCCCCACCTCTCTCGGCACCAGCTCCTCGATTGTCACCGGCTTGGCCAAGTATGTCCGCGACGCCTACGAGGCGGCCCGCGACAACCGCAACCTGCGCGGCGTGGACGAGGACCTGCTGGGCGCCCTGCGTGCGGTCCGTGGTCAGTACAGCCAGGACAAGCTGTCGGCCATCCAGCGGAGTGACTCGAGCGAGGTATACCTACGCATTTCCGCCAACAAGGTGCGCTCGGTCGCCGCCTCGCTGCGCGACGTGTACACCTCGACCGACCGCCCGTGGATGATCCAGTCGACCGCGGAGCCCGAGACCCCGTACGACGACCAGACCGAGCAGCTGATCAAGCAGATGCTCATGAACGAGCTGCAGCAGGCGCAGATGGACAGCCAGGCCGCGGGGCAGCCGCTCAACGTGACGCCCCAGATGCTGTTCAACCGCCGGCGCGACCTGCGCGACCTGCTGTACCAGCACAAGGTCGACGACTCGAACAAGGCGCTGGGCCAGCGCGAGGACCAGTACGACGACATCCTGCAGCAGGGCGGGTTCTATCAGGCCCTGTGGGACTTCCTCGAGGACATCGCGACGTTCCCGTACGCGGTACTCAAGGGTCCGGTGGTGTATTACAAGCCCCAGCTGCACTGGGAAAACGGCAAGGCGGTGGTGAAGACCGAGCCAACCATGACCTGGGAGCGCTGCTCGCCGTTCGACGTGTATTTCGCGCCGTGGTCGCAGAGCGCGCAGGACGGCTACATCGTCCACAAGCAGCGTTGCACGCGTGCCGCCCTGCAGTCCCTGATCGGCCTGCCGAGCTACAACTCGGAGGCAATCCAGGAAGTGCTGGACCGGCAGCCGGACGCGTTCAAGGACTGGTGGTCATACACCGAGATGGAGCGCTCGATCCTCGAGCAGCGCGAGAGCGACATGCTCCAGCAGGCCAAGACCAACTCGGTCGACCGGCCGTTCCCCATGCTCGAGTACCACGGCAGCGTCAGCGGTGAGTTGCTGGCCGAATGGGGGATGGACAAGAAACTGGTCCCGGATGTCACCAAGGACCTGAACATCACGTGCTGGCTGATCGACAACGTGGTGATCGGCGTGCGTATCAACCCGCACCCGATGGGCCGCAAGCCGTTCTACGTGGACAGCTTCGAGCGCGTGCCCGGGTCGATCTTCGGACTCGGCGTGCCGAAGATGATCGAGGACATCCAGGACGGCGGCAACGCGACGCTGCGCGCGCTGGTCAACAACCTGGCCATCTCCTCGGGCCCGCAGGTCGCGGTCAATGAAGGCCGCCTCGACCCCAACGAGAAAGACCTGTCGATGTGGCCGTGGAAGGTGTGGTCGTTCACCGACGACCCGACCGGCGCTGGCAACTCGATTCCGGTGTCGTTCTTCCAGCCGAACTCGAACGCGGGTGAGCTGCTCGCAGTGCTCAAGCAGTTCATCGAGTTCGCCGACATGTTCTCCTCGATGCCGCAGTTCATGCAGGGCCAGGCGCAGGGTATGGCCACCGTGGGCCGCTCGGCTTCGGGCCTGTCGATGATGATGGATGCGGCGAACCGCACGATGAAGCAGTCGGTCACCTCGATCGACAAGAACGTCATCGAGCCGGCGATCACCGACCTCAACGTGTACCTGTCGCTGCTGCGCCCCGACCTCGTCGACGACGGCGACATCAACGTGGTGGCCAAGGGTGCGACCCAGCTCGTCAACCGCGACCAGTTGCGCATGCGCCGCCTCGAGTTCCTGCAGGTCACCGGCAGCAACCCAGTCGACATGCAGATCATCGGCGTCAAGGGCCGTGCCCGCATCATCACCGAGATCGCCAAGGAATTGCAGCTGCCCGTCGACGACGTGGTCACGGGTACCGGCCAGCCGAGCGGCCCGCTCCAGCAGATCGGTGGCCAGCCGGGTCAGCCCAGCCAGCCGGGCGTCAATGGCCAGCCGGGCCAGGGTGCCATGGGCACGCCGCCGGGTCCGGCGCCGCAACAGAAGTCGCCATCCCAGATGGCCCCCCAGCCGGCGCTCAGTCCTGCGCCGAACAGCCAGCCCGCCGCTGCGATGGCAGCACCAACACAAGGCTAAGACCATGGCACAGAAGTGGAATGCCGGTACCGGCAAGAGCAAGGCGCAGACGGCTAAGCCGCCCGTGGCCAAGACCCCCGTTGCCAAGCCCTCGCCCCAGGCGAAGTCGGGCAACCCCAACGGCAACAAGCGCCAGGCACCGTCCGTCACGGTTTCCTGATGCGCCAGTACACCTCTGCTGAAGAGGCGAGGCTGATGGAAGCGACCGCCGCGCTCCGCTCGAGCCCGGCGTTCGCCATCGTGGAAGCGCGCCTTAAAGAACTTCTCGAGGACCTGAAAACGGCCCTCGTGACCAACCAGACGAGCCAAGTCCCCATCCTGCAGGGTCGGGCACAGCAGCTCCTCGCCATCATCGAACTCCTGAACAGGAAGCCCACGTAATGCCGAATCCGACCCTTGAGCGCATCCGCGCAGAAGCCGCCGATGCCGAACGCCAGATGGACGTGATCAAGCAACAGGTGAACGGC